ACTTACTTCGTTTAAATACCAAACTAATGAATCTATTATAGCAGATATAAATTGGAATCATAATACTGCAGCTTCTAACTATTTTACAGCTGGTGGCGGTTCTATTGACTCTTGGAGGGAAGGTGGTGCAGGTACTATGCAAGGCTTATTTAGTTTAAGATATTTAACAGATAATACTTTACAGATATGGAGTGAGACTTATAATGAGTTAGTAGCTTCTTCAGCTGTGCATCCAGATGGTAGTGATATCAATTTGTACTTTGGACTTAATGGGAATACTACCTATATAAGCTTACCAAATATAACTAAACAGTTCATTGGACAAGGTTCACAGCCTCTACCAAGCTTTCAACCTGTTGCAGCTAATCAAACTGCATCTGTAGCAGAAGGAGCGGTATTAAACTTTCAAGTAGTAACTTCAGATAATATAGTAAATCAGTTTGCCGAAGTAGATGCGCCAAGTTGGATGACATTAAACCAAACTACTGGTATATTAAGTGGAACTGCTCCAGCTTTTGCAGGAACTTCAGCGGATACTATTGTAGTTAATTGTAAAGCAGGTAATGCTATTGGTGGAACTATAGACTTCACAGTAACAGTTGAAATAACAGAAGTAACTGGTGGTAATGCGTTACAATTCCCTGCTAATAATACAGCGGCATTTCTTACAGGTAATGCTTCAAACGTATCAGCACTACAAAGAAGTGGTAACGGTACAGGTTCTTCAGATGCTTGGTCTATATCAATGTGGGTTAAACCGTCAACAGATACTAGTTCTCAGGCTTTATTCTACTACGGTGGAGATAACTTAACTACAAAAGGTACTATACAGATAAGTCAATTCAGTGGAGGTAATGTGTTACTTAGATTCGGAGACGGAACAGACTTTGTAGCTTACTTTGGTTTAGGTAATTTTACTACTGGTTCTTGGAATCATATCTTAGCTACTTATAGTGGTGCTGATACAATAAACGCAAATGGCGGAGCTGGGGCATTTGGCTTAAGTGTAAACGGAGCAAATGGTATTTCACAAATACAAGCTGGTGGAGCTGGTTATTCTGGTTCTATACTAGATGAGGCATTCAAGGTAGGTAGTCACAATTCAGCAAACTACTTAAAAGGGGCAACAGTTCATCAAGTTGCTATATGGGATTCAGACCAATCTGCGAATCTAGCTACTATATATAACTCAGGCGCAACACAAGACTTAAGCTTATTAACTCCTGCTCCTGCGCATATACTGCAACCTACTAATTCAGTTACTACAATATCTGACTCAGTTGGTAATGCAGACTTAACAGGATTTGGATTTTCAGCTGCAGCATTAGTAACCGATGCACCGTAAACAAAATCTAACACTATACTAATAACCAGTTAATTCATTAAATTATCTTAAATATGAACAATCCAAAAGCAACTAGTATTCTCAATGAGATTCTAACAAAGCTATCTGCGATTACTTCAGTTGAAGATTCTCCTGCAAGCGAGCAAGTAGACGCTGTAGCCGAAGAATTGTCAGAAGTAGTTGTTGAAGAAGTTTTGGCAGATGCCATTGACGAATCACCAGAAGTTTCTGAAGAAGTAGTGGAAGCTGCTCCAGAAGGAAGCGAAGAAGTTTTATCTGAGAAATCAGAGGAAGCTGAATTAAGCGGTGCTTATGTTACGGAAGAAGCATTTGCAACTAAGGTTTTAGACATGGAGGCTAAGTTAGCTGAAATGAAATCTTTAATCGAAGTTGAAATGAGTTCGCAGAAGAAACAGAAAGAAGAATTGTCTGCACAAGTAGAGAAACTTTCTGCTCAACCTGCTGCCGAAGCAATCACCCACAACCCAGAATCTGAAACAGAGAAACAACCTGTTTACAATTTCGGAACACAAAGAGCTATGTCTACATTAGACAGAGTATTTAATAGATTAAACAAATAAACAAAAACAAAAATGGCTACAACTACTTCAATTACAACTACTTACGCAGGTGAGTTTGCAGGACAATATGTTGCTGCAAGTTTACTAGAAGCGAAGACTCTATCTCAAGGTGGAATCTCAATCAAACCAAACGTAAAATTCAAAGAAGTTCTAAAGAGATTAGACTTAGATGGTATCGTTAAAGATGCATCTTGTGATTTCGCTGATACTTCTACTATCACGCTAACCGAAAGAATTCTTCAACCTGAAGAGCAACAAGTAAACCTACAAATCTGTAAGTCTGACTTCGTATCTGACTGGGAAGCTGTACAAATGGGATACTCTGCTTATCACAACGTACCTCCAACATTCGCTGACTTCGTTCTAGGACACATTGCAGCTAAAGTTGCTGAGCGTACTGAGCTTTCTATCTGGTCTGGTGATACTGCTAATGATGGTCAATTCGACGGGTTCACTAAGAAACTTTCAGCTGATGCTGGATTGCCTTCTGCTAATGAACTTGCTGGAATCGCTATTACTTCTTCTAACGTTATCGAAGAGCTAGGAAAAATCGTTGATGCTATCCCTGCTTCTATGTACGGTGCTGAAGGATTATTTATTTATGTTTCTCAAAATATCGCAAGAGCTTACGTTCGTGCTTTAGGTGGATTTGCTACTGTTACTCAACAAAATGCAGCTGCTTCTGAGAATGTAGGTATTACTTCTATCGGTGGTGCAGGTGTAAACTCTCAAGGTACTATGTGGTATCAGAATGGCGGTCTTATGATTGACGGAGTAAAAATCTTTGTTGCTAACGGATTAGCGAACAACAAAGCAATTGCAACTACTAAAGATAACTTATTCTTCGGTACAGGTTTAGTATCTGACCACAATGAAGTTAAGGTATTAGACATGGCAGACTTAGACGGAAGCCAGAATGCTCGTATCATCATGCGCTTTACTGCTGGTGTTGAATATGCTATCGTTGAAGACATCGTAACTTACGGTATCGTTAACGCTGCTAACTAGAGTAAATAACTCAAATTAAAGGGGTAGGTTGGACTACGGTTTGCCTACCTTTTTTTTAACTAACTAATAAAAACAAATAACTATGGCATGTCTATTAACACGCTCAAGAGCAGAGGCTTGTAAGGATTCAGTTGCGGGGATTAAAGAAATTTACTTCGTGGACTTTGGTCTTTTAGGTACATACACTCTAGGCGGTAGTGATGAAATTGAAAATGCAACATCTGCATCTGATATTACAGCTCACAAATATCTAGTAAAAGGAAATAACTCCTTTGAAACAACTGTTAATGCTTCTCGTGAGAACGGTACTGTTTTCTTTGAGCAGGTACTTAACATTACTCTTAAGAAACTAACTAAAGAGGATAACAAAGAATTGAAATTATTGGCAGCAGGAAGACCTCATATATTTGTGGTTGACCAGAATGACAATGTATTTTTGATGGGTAAAGAAAATGGTGCTGACGTTACAGCTGGTACTGTTTCTACAGGAAATGCTCTAGGAGACTTTAATGGTTACAACTTAACCTTTACAGCTATGGAGAAACTTCCACCTAACTTTGTTGATGTTGATGCAACAGCAGCTACATTCCCTTTAAGTGAACTTGCAGGGTTAACAGGAACTATTACTATCGGAACACCTGCTTCTGTATAGTTTATAGTATCTTATTTACAATTAAGGGAGTAGTGAAAGCTGCTCCTTTTTTTATGCCTAAAACAGAAAAGCTGGGTATAGTTATTTAAGCATGGAGATACTAACTACATCGGCAAACGTTCAGTCATTAAAAATAGTGACTAGAAAAGATTCCGTTTCACCCACAATGACATTAACAGATAAGTCAACTAGAACTTCATCTGAGATAACAGTAACTAAGACCACAGAGGGAGACTATATGGTGCTCTCTGCTGCGTTTAATTTGAAAGAAGGTAATCAGTACTCATATAGAATTAAAGATGGCTTAGAAGAGCTCTATAGAGGTTTAATCTTCTGTACAGACCAAGCTAACCTAGACAACTATTCTGTAAATAAAGACGAGTATGTATCTCAAGGTACATATAATAATGATTTTGTAATTATATAATGAAAAGAAAAAAGCCACAAAGTAAGCCTGAAAGAAAAGTTCAGGATTCAGTTCATGTGATGCAGTTGTCCTCATATACAGCTCCAAGGGTAATGGAGGATAGTAGAGACAAATGGGTAGCATACGGTGAAGATAATAACTACTTCCAATACTTAATCGATAGATACAACGGTTCTCCTACTTCAAATGCTGCTATTAATGGCATCTCTGAAATGATTTACGGTAGAGGATTAGACGCAGTTGACGAAGAGGCTAATGAATCGGATGTAGATTTAATGAAGGAGCTGTTTAAGAAAGACTGTGTTAGGAAGGTATGCTTTGACTTCAAGATGATGGGTCAGGCTGCAATTCAAGTTATATATAGTAAAGACCGCTCAAGAATCGTACAGGTAGAGCATATGCCAATTGAGACTATCCGAGCTGAAAAGGCTATTGATGGCATCGTTAAAGGATACTATTATCATCCTAAATGGGCTGACCTTAAAAGAACAGATAAGCCTAAGAGAATCTCTGCATTCGGTTGTAGTGAAGACGGTATTGAGCTTATGTATATCAGACCTTACAAGGCTGGTTTCTATTACTACTCTCCTGTAGATTACCAAGGAGGATTACAGTATTCAGAACTAGAAGAAGAAATAGCTAACTTCCATATATCAAATATACAGAACGGACTTAGCCCAAGTATGCTAATCAACTTCAATAACGGAACTCCAGAGAAGGAACAAAGAGATGAGATTGAAAGAGCTATATACGAGAAGTTCAGCGGAAGTTCAAACGCAGGTAGATTTATATTGGCATTTAACGATAGCAAAGAATTATCTGCTACAGTAGAACCAATCATACTTAACGATGCACATAAGCAGTATCAGTTCTTATCTGATGAGAGTATGCGTAAGGTAATGGTATCTCACCGTATAGTTTCTCCTATGTTAGTTGGCATAAAAGACAATACAGGATTAGGTAACAATGCACAGGAATTAGAGACTGCATCACTACTTATGGATAATACAGTTATCAGACCAATGCAAGTGACTATACTTGATGAGTTTGAAAAGATACTAGACTATAATGAGATTGACCTAGAACTCTATTTTAAGACGCTACAACCGCTTGAATTTACTGATTTGACTAATGCCATGAGTGATGCCGAGATAGAGAAGGAAACAGGCGTTAAAAGCTCTGAGGTTAAGAGTGAGGAATCCACTAACGAACAAGAAGAATACTAATGGCAACAGCATTATTTATAAAGAGAGAAGACTTAGTAAAGAATACAGCTTTATCTGGCTCAGTAGATACTGATAAGTTCATACAGTTCATTAAACTAGCTCAGGAGATTCATGTAAGAAACTACCTAGGCTCAGACTTATATGACAGAATAAGCGCAGATATAATTGCAGACACATTAACTGGAAACTACTTAACCTTAGTGAATGATTACATCCAAGATATGCTTATACATTATGCAATGTCTGAGTATTTACCTTTCGCAGCCTACACTATATCTAACGGAGGAGTACATAAGCATAACTCTGAAAGCAGTCAAAACGCTAGTAAGCCAGAGATAGACACTTTAATTGCAAAGGAACGTAACTACGCAGAATACTATACTAACAGATTCTTAGATTATATGAGCTTTAATGCTTCGTCTAAATTTCCTGAATACTATAGTAATAACAACGAAGAGATATATCCTGATAAAGACACTAACTCAATAGGGTGGGTTTTGTAATATGAAGAAGAAGAAAAAGGCAGGAACTTATAAGCCTAAGCAAAAGAACGAAATAAGGCTATCCAGTTACTTAGTAAAGAAAAAAGATGAGCTGGGGAAAAATATACGAGACTAGTCATTGGGGTTGCTATCCAACCTTTTTGAATATAGGATTTAACAAGATAAACGCTATTAGCACCTGTATAGCGTTATACATAGCTGCTTTCGTAACTAACTCTAACGTAAATATAGATTCAACAATACAAACAATAGATAGAACAGAATTTTAAACATAAAAAATGGCATCACAAAATTTAAACGTAGGAACAAGTGCAAACTCTAATGATGGGGATACTCTAAGGGGTGCATTCATCAAATTAAAGCAAATGTTTGCTGAGGTTTACGGTCAAACATATTCAGAGCAAGGAGACTTATCTGGTACTGACTTTAAGATTAACGAAAGCAAGTTACAGCTTACTGCTTCTGGTACAGCTTCAGATGACGGTAAAGTATTAACCTACGACCATGCTACAGGAGGATTCTCTTGGGAGGATGCATTCACTGGTACTATTGGTGATATTACAGGTATTGTTGCAGGAGACGGTCTAACAGGCTCTTCTCTATCTTCTGATGAGGCTACAATAAACGTAGTTGCTGGTACAGGTATTACGGTAGCTGCTGATTCTGTTTCTCTTGCTACTTCAGTACAAGATGAGATAACTGCAAACACAGCTAAAGTTGGCATTACTGCTACGCAAGCTGGACATATTACAGCTAACAATGCTAAGGTTTCTGACCAAACGGTAACTTTGACTGATGGAGGTAACGTAACGATTACTGGAACTTATCCTGACTTTACATTATCATCACCCGATGTAACTGGTGCAGTAACTTCTGTAAATGGTGCGGTTGGTGTTGTAGTTTTAGATACAGCTGACGTAGCAGAAGACACTAATTTATACTATACAGAAGCTAGAGTAGCTGCTAATTCAGCGGTTGCAGCAAACACAGCTAAAACAGGAATCACAACAGCACAAGCTGGAGAGATAGTAGACAATAACGCTAAAGTAACTAACGCAACACATACAGGTGATGTTACTGGAGATGGAGTATTAACTATTGCAGATAATGTTGTTAACGCAACTAAACTAGATGTAACTGGTGATGGTACTGCGGGACAACTTCTACAGTCTGATGGTGATGGTTCAATGACTTGGGTAACTGGTGTAACAGGAGATATTACAGCTGTGACTGCTGGTGATGGTCTTACTGGTGGAGGTACTGCAGGAGACGTAACAGTGTCTTTAGATGCAACCGTTGCGGGTGATGGTCTTACATTAACTACAGGAGTATTAAGTGTAGATACAATTCAAACTGGAGATGTAGCAGATGATGCTATTACTTCTCCTAAGTTAGCAGAATTTGATGACACCTTTACTGCAGGTACTACTGGAGATATAATCGTATCTAATGGTACTGATTTTATTCACGCAACTATGAGTGGGGATGCCACAATAGTAGCTGGAGGTGCTATTACAATT